GTAAGCGGCGAGAGACTAGCTACTAGCTGGCATTGATTACTTGACAAAGCATTAAAGGAAGTATATAATTAAAGTATGAAGATATTACTTACAGATGAAGAGAGAAAAGAGTTTGTTAGGGAATTAACTGGTGTTGGTTTAAGCGGCATAACATACGAAACTGAATATGATGTGGATGGTTTACTCAAAGCCCAGTTAAAGAAGGTTGTGGAGTGGAGTCAGGGGAAATGCATCTATCATTACTGGAATGCCCATACACCATATAAACATCTACTACGTAGGCGATGTCCTGAATGTATGCAAGCCCTACTCAAAGAGGTTAATGATAAATAAGCAAGGCGTATTAACAATAGATATACTTAACAAGGCGATAGATAATATTAAGCGGTTTGAGTTTAACAATGAAGTGGTTGGCTTTAAGATTAACCCCGCCGATTTGAGAGAGATTAAGGAAGGAATGATGGAATTCTGTGGGGTGGTAAACAATGCGCTTGTTGTGATTCCCCCCTACCAAGGGTTGAGGCTTGAGCCAGACATAAACCAACCAAGGGGCTATGTTCATCCTATAAGGAGAAACAATGGCAACTAGAGAAGAGATAAGGGGAGGGATAGCCAGGCTCTGTGCTAAAGGTATGCGAGATTGCGACTATGAATGTGCCTCTTGCAAGGAACTTAATAGGGTATTAAAGGATGTAGTGATAAAGGTAGATAGGGAGTTACCCAAGCTTCCTCATGGTGATGGTATATGTCCTATCTGTGGAGGCAACCTTGTTGGGGTTGCATCTTGTTGGGGAGAGGGTGGGGGTTTGTATTGCGAAGGGAACTGTAATTGTTATGTAGATACCGAAAAGTATCGTGGATTATTTATATCCAAGGCTGGCTATGTAGCAACTGAACCATTGGTGGAGGAATAGATATGAGAGAATCTGAATTTAAGGTTACAGTTATCAAATATCTTTCTGATGGCACTCCCGTTGTTGTCTATGAGGCGATTGAGCCTGCGGAAATCTATACGGTACCTAACGGATTTGACGACAACGGAAACCTCGTGCATTATTATATCTCATAGCAACTATACCGATTAAGTAAATGATTAAATATATGACCGAAGAAGAACTGGTAGCGTTCTGGCGAAGGCATGCAGAATCTCGCAAGAAAATAGACGAAGACTTTGCCAAGTTGCCCTATAAGAAGAAGCTGGAAATTACGGAGATAATGCGCGCTAATCACGAGGCAATGCGTAATGCTAAACCGATTATAGAGGAGAAATAAGTAATTTAATAGTTTGAGCGTTGGGGTGAACGGGATAGATACTAGGTAGGTTCTGCGTGGAGGGACTACTGAAGCAAAAGAACCCCCTATTAGCCCCAAACGGTGCTAGTTACCCATTTATACAACCTCAGCCGCTTCGGTGGTTGAGCAGGAGGAGATGGGGTGAAAACGAGCTAGTTCTTATGGGCTAGGGTGGCTACTGACATAGCAAAACGTGGTTGCAAGTGCGGGGTTTGAGGTGTCAGCCGACTCGCACAGAATGGACGCCGTGAAGCTGGGACTGGGCAACCAGAGGCGCAGTAGAAGGGTATATCCCGACGAATTATCCCAGACCCCTAGCCCCGATAGGAGATAAGATGAAAAAGAAAGAGAAAGAAGAAGCCAGGGTTCTTGGCATTGTGCAGGGACACCCTTCATTGGGTTAAATGTGGGGGTAGGATGGACTACAAGGATAAAAAAGTGTTGGTAGCGGGTGGGACAGGTTTAGTTGGAACTAACTTAATAAACCGCCTTTTACCGCTAGGGGCTAAGATAACCACAACAATACATAAAAGACCAATATCGGCAGGGTTGCGTGGTAACGGAATTGAGTTTATCAGGTGTGACCTGACCAAACCAGAGGATTGCTACACGGCCTGCCAGGGAATGGATTATGTCTTTATGTGCGCTGCGGTTGTTGGTGGCGCTGGGGCTATGGCAGGCGACTCGTTGTTTAATCTAACGCCAAACATAATTATGAGTACTTATATGATAGAAGCCGCCTACAGAGCGGGGGTAAAGAAATACCTTACTTTCGGTAGCACCACTACCTATCCCCCTTCTGACAAACCGATGGAGGAGCACGAGATGATGGTGGGCGACCCATACGATAAGTATTTCCGCATTGGATGGGTGGTAAGGTTTAAGGAAAAGCTATGCGAAATGTATTCAAATCTGGAGAGGCCAATGCCCTGTCTCGTTCTCAGGCCAACAAACATATATGGCCCGCATGATGATTTTGACCCTGAAACGAGCCATGTAACCCCAGCCCTGATAAGAAAGGTTGTGGAGGGACACGAACCGATTGAAGTGTGGGGTGATGGGGAAGAAATAAGAGATTTAATTTACGTTGGCGATGTTGTAGACGCTTCTCTGCTTGCTATGGAGAAGATTGATACTTACAACCCGATAAACATTGGTTTAGGCAAAGGATACACCGTGAATGAAATCCTCCAAACTGCGTTAGAGGTGGAAGGTCGGAAGGACACTGAGGTTGTTTACAACAAGGATAAGCCAACAATGATACCTGAACGGTATGTAAACATAGACAAAGCAGAAAGGTTGCTGGGATGGATACCGAAGACGGATTTGAAAACGGGAATTAGAAAAACAATAGAGTGGTATCGGGAGAATATGTTATGAAACTAGCCGACTATGTAATAAATTACTTAGCGGGCATAGGTATCAAGAAAATCTTTGTCGTTTACGGGTCTGCCACTGGCGACCTGATTGATGCCTTCAGTAGAATTCCAAAAGAGAAAACCGATTATGTGGCTGTGATGCACGAGCAGGCTGGTGCTTTTGCCGTTGAAACCTATGCTAAGATTTCAGGGGAGTTAAGTTGTTTTATCGCTACTAGCGGGCCAGGCGGAATAAATCTTCTCACTGGTATAGCTAACGCCTACTACGATTCTGTTCCATGTATATTTATTACAGGTCAGGTCAGCACCAAGTTCCTCAAGGGCGACACGTCAATCAGGCAGAATGGCTTTCAGGAAAACGACATCGTTGCTATGGCTAAACCGATTACCAAGATGGCTGAAATGCTGACTAAACCAGAGGCTATTAAGTGGCTACTCAGCAGGGCTGTTTATATGGCTAGGGAAGGTCGCCCTGGGCCAGTGTTAATTGACATCCCTTGCGACATTCAGAAGGTTGACATTAACCCCGATGCTTTAGTTGGGTATCTTCCTGTTAAAAAGGGATGGAATGAATATAGTCTACTCAGGCAGCAAGTAGAGGCATTTCTTAGAGATTATAAAGAAGCAGAACGACCCGTATTGTTAGTTGGTGGAGGCGTTTGGGCAGCCAATGCAGTTAAAGAGGTAAGGCGATTGGGGGCTGAATTAAAAGTCCCATGCTTGGCAACATGGAATGCGATTGACATCATCACCTCCGACTATGAGTTCTATCGTGGTCGGGTAGGTACTTATGGTGGCCCAGGGAGGAACTTTGCCATCCAGAATTCTGATTTGCTTCTCTGTATCGGGACTAGGATTTCAGGCAGAATAACTGGTGGTTGCGCTGGGTCCTTTGCCAGAGATGCCAAGAAGTATATAGTTGACATTGATAAGACCAACTTAGAACATCAGCAAGTGAAGGGGGATGTAAACATACACTGTGATGCTAGACAATTTCTAAGCATATTACTTCACCGTATAGTTGGCTACGATGAAGTTATGGGGGACGGGGTAGAACCAGTTAGCTTGCCCGATAGAACTTGGTGGCTTGATAAGACCCTAGAGTGGAGAGATAAATATGTACCCTGCCTACCTGAATACTACTTAGAGAAGAACTTTGTTCACCCCTATGTTTTCATAAAAGTGCTATCAGAGGAACTGGAAGCCTCTGATGTTGTAATTGTAGATTGCGGTGGTAACGTGGTGGTTACTTACCAAGCACTTGAGACTAAATATGGGCAGAGGGTTGTCTCAAGCCACGGCAATTCGCCAATGGGTTACTCTTTTTCAGGTGCGATGGGGGCTTGCCTTATACCAAATATCAAGAGAGTAATCTGCTTGATTGGCGATGGTGGCTTTAGTATGAACATCCAGGAACTCCAGACGATTAAGAATTACGACTTACCCCTAAAGACCTTTATTATGAATAACCACTGTTATGGGATTACCAGACAGTTTCAAGAGACAAACTACGAATCAAGATATTTGGCTTCGGGCGATAACCCCCCTGATTTTGTTAAGGTTGTAAGGGCTTATGGGATAGAGACCGAGACCATAAAGAACCATAGCGAACTAAGAGAGAAAATCCGCAAAGTCCTCAATTATCCTGATGCTATAGTCTGCGATGTTGATATGGGACTTTATGCAAAGTATGAGCCAAGAATCTTCGGTTGGAAAACACCAATAGAGGACATGTCGCCACTGCTACCACGTGATGAATTCAAAAATAATATGCTCATTGAACCAGTGGAAGGATGGGAGAACCCCGCCGTTCCTGGGGGATTAGTATGATTAAAATTAAGGAAGAAAGGATAACAATAACCCACGATACTGCAAAGCGCCTTCTGTGGATAATGTATTATACGGGGAAAGGTGTTTATGAGGTTATGGCTGACCCCGTTCTTGTAAAAAGGGCACTATCGGATAAGTATAAAGAGAGGCTTGAGGGAGACCTCCCCAAGTATTGAGGGAAGATGAATAAGCAAAAAAAGAAAAAACTAATTAAGATACAGGATTATATTGCTATTGGGAATATCCCATTGCTAATTAAGTATCTGGGGGATAAGGCTGATTATGCATTGGGGGTAGCACAAGATATTATCTATGAGGGCGGTGACCAACGCTCCGAAGTGGTGAGGGACTTCACAAAGAGGGGTATAGCATTTTACTCTGTTATGAAAGACATCAAGGAAATATGGGATGATTCAGGATGGGATAATGGTGACTAGGGGAGGGGTGGAATGAATAAAGTAACTGAATACAATCTAGGATTATGGGAAAGGGATGATAGATAAGGTAGTTTTTCCTGAAACCTACAACTGCAACCTAGCTTGTGAGAATTGTAACCATTCTACGCAACTTAAGATACCAATTGGCATAATGGTGAAGAAGTATGCCGAGACCAACGTTTGCCCCACTTGCGGGTGTATGATGGCTGGGCAGGATAGCCATTATGTACCTAGTAGAACCATACCAATGTATTTACCCTATGGATTTGGAGGTATAAGATGGGAGAGATAAAACAATGTCCCGTATGCTGGGGTAAGAAGAAAATATGTGTTGGAATAAACGATAAGTTTGAACCTGTTGCCTTTAAGCCTTGTCCGAGTTGTGATGGAACGGGCTGGTTAGAATATAAGCCTATACCTAAACCGTCTTATACTTGAAACTTAAATGGGAAGAATTTGTGAGGGAGAATTAAATGCCAGCTAAATCAAAACAGCAGTTTAAGTTAATGAAGGGAATTTGCGAGGGGTCTATCCCCGCTGGTGGTAAAAGGCCTAGCAAGAAAGTTGCTTGCGAATTTGTGCGGGGGCAAAGCCCCAAGGGTTTACCTCGCAAGAAAAAGAAGAAATGATAAAGACTATTCCGAGTTACCGAGTAGTCCCTGTTGATACAAAGAAGCTATTACTGAAAATGGGTGCTTGCAAGAGTGGGCAGGAGGCTATCCGTCTGATAAATCAAGGTGCAGTCAAGATAGAAGGTGTAAAGGTTGAGCGGGAAACACATATTTGTAGTGGGGATGTTATTCAGGTTGGCAAACGCTTTTGGCGCAAGATAATAAACACGGATACTATGACATTGGATATATATGATGATAGACCCTAAAATACAGCGTTTCACGGAATGGCTTTCTACGCCAAAGGAAGAGAGAGTTCCGCCAACGCAAGTTGAATTAGCAAAAGAGCTGGGTGTTCACGAGACCCAGCTTTCTCGTTGGAGGAAGGAGTTAGACCTTCAATCTTCTACCCCGCCTAGCGAAATCACTGCTCTTAGAGACCATATTATCAGTAGTGCCCTGAAAAGTTCGCCTGATGAAAATGCGCAACTACAGAAACTTGCTTGGCAGATAGCAAATCCTGAAAAGAAAGATGCAAGGGAGAATATATTTACAGCCGATGACTACATTAACGCTGGAAACAAACTCATTGAACAATTGCGAAACAGCTACCGAGAGGGCAGCAGAAGTTGCCCAGTGTGCGGCCAGCATAAACCACTTCGCCAAGACACACATCTGGATACAGAACCAGAACACGAAGAAGATAGAGAAGTGGCAACCGTGGCCGTTCCTTCTAGACCTGAATGATATTATCCAAGAATACGACCTCATCTATATCCTAAAGGCATCACAGTTAGGTATATCGTGGCTTGTCGCTATTATAAACGAACACATATCCCTGTTTAGCGAGACTTCTAAATGTTTGATGCTGTCTCAGGGGCAGACGGAAGCTCAAGACCTTCTATCTAAAGTAGACTTTATACACAGCAATCTTCCTGAGTATCTCAGACTACCCACTACGACCAATAATAGAGAGGAACTTACATTCAGGGGTGGGAGGAACGAGATACGAGCCTTACCCTCAACCGAAAAGGCGGGACACGGCTTTCAGGGGACTTTAGTTACCAGAGATGAGCTTGCAAGGCACGAAGAGGCAAGGGCGAACTTCAGGGCAGTAGCCCGTTCTGGCGCTAAGTTAATAGAACTATCAACTGCTAACAAGGCAGACCCCACTAATTACTTTGGGGAAAAGACAAGCGAATTTTATAATGACCCGCTAACTATTAAATATGTCTATCCTTCTGGGGTGGAGTTATACACTAATCCTAACAAGCCCGCCCAATGCCTTATATTTCTAGCGTGGGACTTGCGTCCTACCCGATTGGAGGGGATGACATTAGAAGAGTGGTGGGATAGCAGGGTTGTTCCACGCTACACCGCTGCTGAGATAGAAGAGCAGTTTCCCAAATACATTACCGATGTATTCAAAGCATCTATTGTAAGAGCATATTTTGAATACACAGCTTTAGAGGATATGGGGTATGATGTCTGCCCCCCAAAGCGGAAGGATGAAGAGGGTAATGCGCTTGGCATCAATACATATAACGGTCTAGTCAGGGTTTACAAGCCGCCTAATGCAGCACGAAAATACATTATGTTTACCGACCCCTCAGACGGGGTTCAAGACCCGTTTGTTACTGGGGTTATGGATTATGTAACGGGTGAGATTGTCTGCTCGGCTACTGGTATGGAGAAGGCCGACAGGGTGGGTGAGATACACGACTATTTGGCAAGAGAATACAAGGCTACAAACTCGTTTGAATATACAGGAAGCGTGGGAGGTGTGTTCGCAAGGGTGCTTGAAGACTTGAAGACCCCTAGCCAAGCACCACGCAGAAAGCCTGACGGCAAAATAGACCCCCTCAAGCGGGGGCAGTGGGTATCCAGTGAGCATAAGTCAAAAAACTTGGGAGATTTAGCCTTCGCAATTGCAAAACATCAGATAGTGTGCCACGACAGGGAGTTTATGCAGCAGGCGAAGATGGTAACTAGGGCTGGCGAGAAGCCCGTTACTGATAGGAAACAATCATTTGACTGGGTAATGATGATGGCAGGGTTGTGGCAGTTACACAAATATACACCAGTAGACCAAAGTGGCGGATGGTCACGCCCTTATAGGAGAGGATAATGCCAAGAACAATAGAAGAGATACATCAACTTTTAACCTATTATACGAGTGACCTTTATGGGCAAACAAGGAGGGAACAGTTAGAGGATGCGGGGTTCTATCGTGATACTTTCCCCGTGCCGTGGATTAAACCACCCTTGATTGTGTCAAGGACTGGGGCTGCGGCAGAACTGATTGATGAACCAGTTGAACAGCTTACGGCAGCCAATCTAATCGCTTCCCGACCACAATTAAAGGATACGGCAATAGCCAAAGAGTCTGCTATTAAAATCAGCAAACTTATCAATGAGGATTGGATTAGGCGTTTAATGAGGCAAAATCCTAATCCTAAGAAAGAGTGTATCAAGAACATATTTTTGCGGGGAGAGTGCTGGCTACACCCGATTCACAACCCAGCGTGGGTAAAGAAGCCATTTGATAGAACACGATTACCCGTGTTCTTCTTAACACCTGACCCGATGATAATTTTCGCTAGTCTGAATGAGGATGAGAACGGAGTACCAGAGAATGTAATCGTTTTCTACGAGAGGATGCCGTGGGAGATTGAATTCAATTATCCTGGGTGGACAAACCCCAAAAAGGCAGGCGAGAAGGGCAAGAAAGCAACGGCTTCTTGGATGGAATTCTGGGAGGGGGACAGTAGGTACTTTGAGGCTGATGGGCAACCAGTTTTGGGGCCGTCTCCCAATCCTTATAAGTTCGTTCCCTTTATTCATAAGGTATCTGGATTTGGCAAGAGTTCTCACGAGGGCAAACCTGAAGAATTGATAGTAAGCAGGATAAGGAAATACAGAGACTTACTAAAGCGGAATGCAGCGATAACCAGTGACCTTGATAGCAGTTTCCACTTATTCGCCAATCCCAACGTAGATGCTCAAGGCGATGATAATCACCCAGTTCCACCTGACTTTGATAAAACTTATAGCCTTGTGGCTGGCAATATGAATAAAATCCCCCCAGGGGTTACGGTAACAAGGGGGATTGACTTACTTCCCAAGCAAGAGAGTTTGCAGTGGTCATATTCCATTGAGGCGGCTTTGGGCAGGAAAACACCCTCGGCTTTAACGGGTGCACCACAGGGCACAACTGGAAGGGCAACAGACATCCCCTATGGTATCGCAATGAGGAAGTATGAAGGTATTGTAGCGGGACAGGCCGATATGTGGGCTACGGGACTTTCAATGGCGTTACAGATGGGTGATGAGATGCCCAAACTCTTGCCTGATGGGATTTCTCATAAAGATATTGGCAAGAGTTATGTGGTTGAAGTTGAATTAAGGGCAGACGACCCATTGGCGACTTCGCAAAAATCCACTGAGGGCGATGCCAAGCAGATGAATCGCATCATAACTCATAGAACAAATCTGGTTAAATATCAAGGCTTTACCCAAGAGGAAGCTGATGAGGAAATTGATAATCTTTATGTTGATGAAGTGATAATGAACGACCCGATAATCAGAAGGTTGGTTGCCATACAGATTGCTAAAGAGATGGGAATGGAGCAGGAATACGCTGGCCTAGAAGAGCAGATGGGGGCAATGGAGAAAGGTTTATCAACCGCACCTCAAATTGGCAGTGAGGGTGGTGAGCCAAGAATAAGAAACCTGCAAACAGAACAAGGGCGTGAGATGGGCGACCTAGCCGTTCGCAAACCTCCTAGAGAGAGGGCAACGCTATGAGGGAAAATATTTTAGACATTAGAACTGATAAGATTAAAGCCAGGGTAAACCGCATTGTTAAAACGGCACAAAGGCAATTCAAGGGCACTAATCCTTATCGCAAAGAACGAATACCCGATGAAGAGAGGATACAGAATTACCTGAATTTAACGCCAGATGTTGAGCAAGAAATGAGGACGCAGTTTGGTGATGGTGCGGTTGACCAGATGCACCTGAATATGAGTGAACTAATTAACAGGAGGTTACGCAATGCCTGAGGGACAACCCCAGTGGGGGCAATACGCTTTACCAGAACTTGATGTTAAAGAATATAATGAAAAGCTGAAAGCTCTTTTATGGAGGAGGTTTTATGAGGGGGCACTAGATGTTGCGGGCAAAAGGCTTAAAGCAAATAGGGAAGATGATATTAAGAAGGCTGAAAATTATATCAACTTTCTAGTGCGCCAAACAGTTTCGGAAGGAGTAAATCCCAGACTACCCTTTTACAATGAGATTATTAGAGCTACTATGACCCCTGAATGGTATCAAGAACAAGTGGGTCAATATCAGCAAGAAATGGGAACTTGGTGGGCACAGACACAAGAAGCCCAACTTGCACAACAATGGAAGCAATATGGGGCGGGAGAAGCAGAGAAATGGAGGCAATTCGGGGCAGAATTTGATGTGGCTCGGTGGCAACAGCAAGAGGCTTGGCGGAGATACGGAGAAGAAAAAGAGCGGACACAGTTGCAATGGGAGTTAGAACAAGCTCGCCAAGCAGCCGAATTAACACAAAAAGCCTATCGTGATGTGCTGAGATTTCAGACACAGCGAGGGCGAGAAGGTAGAGGGGAAAGGGAAAAGGCTCAGATGTTTGAGAGTATGCGTGCTGAATTACTTGCTGGATTAGGTGGGCCAAGAAATTGGATTCAGCGGTATATGGTAGAAACCAGACCTAATCCCTATGAAGAAAGAGGCCAAAAATGGGAAGCACCCCCTACCACACCAGAAACCCCTAAATGGCTGGGAACTATGTATCCTGAACTTGGAGAACGAATGCCTGAAAGGGAAAGACCTGCTATGGGAAGGGCTAAGCCAATGGGAACGGTTGGTGGTTTTGAAATGGCCCCACCGTCGGGGCAGGCTTGGGGTAGATTAACACCCTCACAACAAGCAGGTTGGGGTGGGATGGCTCGCTTTTATGGCGCCTCTCCCGAAGATTTATTGTTTCAGACACAGCAGATGTTACCTAGAGACCCTTGGCGGACACCTCAACGAAGGTGGGCACCAGCAAAACAAAGAGTAAGTGTATAGGAGTTATAAATGCCTTTTAATAGCTGGCGACCAAAATTTGATAGACTAAGGCAACAGGCAGAAGAAGAGAGAGCATTGCAATATCCTCATGGCGTTCATCCCTGGCAACAGTGGAATATGCCCAGAGTTACTATTGGTGCTTATGAACCTGAGCGAGATGTGGAACGCATAGAAACACCTGAACTATATTGGATGCCTGAAGAGATGAGGGAAGACCCCGAAGTTAAGGTGCTTCAATTTGAGAAAGAGGCTAAGGCTTGGATGCCTTGGATTGCTGCGGGATTTGCTTTCCCAGGGGCTACCGCTATGGCTGGTTGGCGAGCCGTGAGTACCGCACCTTGGTGGCTTAAATATCCTGCAAGAGTAGCACTTTCCCCACTCGCAGGCGTTGAAAAATCGTTCGGTGCATTTGGCGAACTGGGTAAACGTGGTGTGGCAAAACTCGTTACTAAGGTTCAAGAAAAGGTAGCAACCTATTTACAGAAGTTAGAAGCTCACCGTATGGCTAGGGATATGGGGCTGTTGAAGCCTCAATATGAAAAACTAGCCAAAGAGATAACGGGCAAGAAGTCAATGGCTGATATGTCCCTACCTGAAGCCGACAGGTTTATTGCTGCGCTAATGGAACAGGGTGGTATGCGGGAAATACAAATCCCGTTCACTGGCTCAAGTGGAATAACCAAGACTAAGGCTAAATTGGTAGCAAGGGAATTAGTTGAATATATGGGCAAAGTGCCAAAGCCTGAAGCGGTTATCACCAAGGCAACGCAAAGAAAGGGTTTGATTGAAGCTACTAAGGGCAAGGTTTACGGCTTCACAAACCGCACCTATAGAATAGAGAGAATACTTGATAAGATGGATGGCTATCCCTCTTATCCCACAACGGGCAAACTAACACAAACCTTCTGGAATCCAGTAAACCAAGCCTCTGACACCAAGTTGCTTAAAACTTATGCCTCACTTGACGATTTCCGCAATTTTGTCAAGGGGAACAATATCAGCATAAAAGCATTGCTCACAAAGGAAATGAATATCAGTGGGGTAGAACTCACCACTGGCGAGAGGATGGGCGTGTATCTGCATAGTCTTAACAAAGACAATCTTGTGCATATGAAATGGGGTAACGGGTTCTCTGATGATATGATAAAAAAGACGATAGAAAGTCTAACACCACAGGAAAGGGCTACTGCTGATTGGATATTCAAATACTGGCAAACCAACACACCACGAGTTGCTGAGGCTTATAAGATAACTACGGGCAAGACTATGAAGACTGTTGAGAATTATACGCCCATAGTTGTTAAGGGTGAAGATGTAGCCTTTGAAGATATGCTCACCAAAGAGGTTACATACAGATATACCAGACGGTATCCCTCTGCGATGATAAAGAAGGGGTTTACCAAGGCTAGAACAGGGACGGCGAAGCAGCCAGTGGAACTTGATGTTATGGCTTTATTCGTTAATCGCCTGCCCGAAGTTGAACATTATGTAGCCTTCGCCCCCGTGTTAAGGGATTTGCAGAGAATATATGCCGACCCAGCGTTAAAAGCGGCTTTTATCAAAAAGGAAAGCAAGGCGACCTATCAGGTTGTGGGGCAATGGTTAAGAGATGTGGCAGCGACCAACCCGCTCAAAACTCGTTCTTGGTCAGAGAAACTATTACAACAGATGAGGGTGAACGCAGTTACCGCAGTATTGGGCTTTAACATTACAACCGCTATGAAACAGTTACCCTCTTGGATGATAGGGGCTGCGGAAATAGGGAATATACCAGCAATGAAAGGGTTATTCACCTATATTGCTAATCCTAAAGAAACGGGGATGTTAATAAAGCGACTAGCCCCTCAAATCTGGAAGCGTAGCTTTGAGAGAGAGATAGCTGAAGCGAAGTTAATGAGAGGGTTAGAGAAAAGGATTACCGAGAGACTATCGGCTAGAGAGGTCTTTATGTTTATGACCCTAGCTATGGATAGATTGGCGGTAAACAGTTTGTGGCGCGGTGCTTTTGATAGCGCATTAAGAAAAGGTCTCCCAGAAAAGGTATCTGCCGAGTATGCAACTAGAGCAATTCGCAGAACTCAGCCTTTCTTCGGGGTAAAGGATGTCCCCGAATTCTGGCGTTCAAACGAGTTTATGAGAGCCTTAACGATGTTCACCAACCAGCTTAATCAATATTGGAATTATTACAGACACGATGTTTGGGGAAGATGGGCGGGCAGACAGTTATCATCTGCAGAAGCGGTGAGAAAGACGATTGAAGGCTTTATTGTCCCTGCATTGATGATAGGCGGAATAACAAGAAGTGCACCCGCAACAGACGCAAAAGAATTCTTAACCGATATTGGTAGTATGGGCTTTGCTACTATTCCACTAATGGGGCACTTCCTTGTTGCTGGGTTTAGGGGATGGCAGGAAACGCAAGGTCTTATTACTACAGAGGTATTGGATAAGTTACAGCAATTCGCTTACAGGGTAAACCCTGAAAGATGGGATAAGGTATTTGACGATATACCGAAACTAGCAGAGTTAGGAGGGCAACTCGGTGGTTTTATCGCTGGTGTCCCAGTTACACAACCTACTAGAACTATTAAGGCTATGCTAGAGATAGCTCAAGGTAATACTGACGATTGGTTAAGGTTAATCTGGGGCAATTATGTAAGAGAAGAACTTGAAGGGAAAACCCCCTTAATACCATCCCCTTGACAAGGGGTGTATACTTAGAATAGGGATACTTTAACAATTAAAGAGATTTCTTTTAAGGCCGACCAAATATTATGGACGGTCATTTTTATTTAGAGGGAGGAAATAAATGGTTAAGAAAGAAGGGAAGGAGACTTTAGATGCAAAGGGGCCTGACGTTGAAGCAAAAACGCCAGAGCCTGCTGAAGCGAGGACTCCTACCGCAGAAGAGCAGTTAGCGGCTCTACAGCAACAGCTAACAGAGGTGACGGTAGACCGAGATGCCAAAGATAAGGGTCTACGGACTGCGCATCAAACCTTAACAGAAAAAAGCAAGGAACTGAGCAAGCAAACCGACATTCAATCTCAAATTGATGAGCTTACTGCAACACAGCGAATGGTCATCGGTGCTATGCAGGAACGTGGTTTAGCCCCAGACGATGAAACTCTTGAGACAAAGAAGACTGATTATCTGAAGGGGTTTGATGACTATGTGAAGCAGAAGAAACAAGACCGAGATGCTACGCAAAAGCAAGCTCAACAGGATGAGCATAGTCGTCAGTGCGACACTATCTATGCTGAGGCAAAGGAAGCATTCAAGGATGATGAGGATGCACTATTTCAAGTAAGAACTTTCTTAATGAATGGTGCAACCGACTTAGCCGAGCAAAAGATAGCCAAAGCTAAAAAGTCCGCAGATACCAAAGAAAAAGTTATGGAATCTGAGGAAGAACGCATTGAGCGCATAACTGAAGAGAAGTTGCGCAAGAAGATGGAAGAAAAGGGCATGCTTGAATCAGAAACTGGTGCTCCTGCAGGTGCAGGGGCTGGGGGTTATACCCCTGCCCGCCTTAAAGAAATGCAGTCAACTGTAGAAGGAAGAAAGGAACTCGTTAAGAACATTGACAAGATTGTAGACGAAGCTAGGGCGAGCTTAAAAAATAAATAAAGGTCGGAAACAGATTTATGTGTGTGCTATCTGTTATATAAACTAAATAAAGGAAAAACAGATGGCAAGCAACGCTTATAATGTTGCAAATATAGCACCGTATATTCCAGAAATATGGTCTACGATAGTCCTTGCCGCAACCGAAGCCGAACTGGTATTCGCACCCCACGTTGACCGCAGGTTTGAAGCTGAGTTGACAAAGGGTGATGTCATCCATGTCCCCAACTATGCAAACATGGGTGGGGCACAGGTTGTTGACTACAATGTTGAACTAACCCTATATGAGGCAGCTCAGACCTGCACCAACATCATCGTCAACTACCACTACTATCAGGCAGTAGGTTTGGGCGAACAAGAGGACATACAGGAAATATCAGACTTCCTGAAAACATCACTACAGAAGTGCGGTTACGACATCGGCTTGATAATTGACGACAAGCTGAACCAATTAGTGCTGGGCTTCACCGATATTCAGGGAACTGAGGGTTCTGCGCTTACCGCAGATGTTCTCATCAACTGCTACGAAAGCCTTAACGGTAACAATTGCCCCGAAGGTGATAGAGTGTGGATATTTGACCACAAGTCTATCAGCGACTTAATGAAACTGGATTACTTCATCAGGTACGACTATGTTCCAGAGGGCGTGGTCGCCAAGGGCTTCCAGAACCGCCAAATCTTCGGTGCACCAGTGTATATGACCAGCAACCTGAATGTGGTTAACACCTCATATCACGCTGCTACCTATATGCACAGACAGGCACTAGCACTTGTCACCCAGATGGCACCAACCGCCTTTGCCTTTGACTGGCCTCAGAAATTCACCAAGGCCGTAGGGGTGAAGTCGCTATTCGGTGTCGCTGAAATACGTGACACATTCGGGTGCTGGATAGCTACGAGAAATTAGGAGCTAGTAAGAAAATAAGGGAGGGGGTGTGTGAACTCTCCCTCCCCCTTGGAAGGGGAAAGATGAAAATTGATTATGTCGTCTCAACGATAACCTTTGACCACGTGAAATCTCGCACTATTGAATGTATGGAACTTGCTCGCTGGTTACTGTTCAGGCAAGACATCGCCTTCTACTGGAATGTAATGTATGGTGATGGCAAGGCCAGGTCTAGGAGTATATCAGCTAGTCGTTTCCTGACTGTCTCAGAGGCGAAATATCTGATATTTATAGATTCCGACATCCTGTTCACTCCAGAAAATCTAAAGCGTATCTTTGAAGACTTGAGGGCTGGATACGACTTGGTTGGTGGGATATTCGCTGTCAGAGGCGGAACTCAGCCATCAAGTTATGCCTATAACGCAGTTTATCACTTGGATGGGAAAATAAACGAATTTGAATATCTCTCCAGTGGCTTTATGGGTATTAGCAGGAAACTGCTCAAGAAGATGGTGGATGAAATCCCCCTCCCATTTCTTCATCCAAAGGACTTGAAGTTCTGGCCTTTCTTTGAGGAGAAGCAATACCCAGACAGAGAGGGTGAAGGAATTTTTCTCAGCGAGGACTACGACTTCTGCGAGAAGGCACGCTCGGTAGGGATTAAAACGTACGTTGATAGCTCCATTCAATTGGGACACTTGGGGGAATACGTTTTTACCCTTACAGACGTGATAAGACACCAGAAGGGAATCCGAGAGAAGGCAGAGAAAGAAGCAAAAGAGAAAGGGCTGGGCGATATTGCTAACGTAAAACAGGTGGCAATAGATAGCCTAGCAAGAGAAAGGTCGGTAGGAGATGTGCGTGAGGAAGGACGGACTGCTGATAAAGCAGCTCCAAAACCGTCTAAAAATAAAAGAGGAGAAAAGAAATAAATGTCACAGCAAGTAAAAGTATATAGAAAAATACAGTTTGAGGGCGATGCTGCACATTCTGGCAATATGGAGGGCAATTGGAATCCCACAAAGGTCTGGTTCTATGACGACTTTCTAGGCTTGGAAGTTGATACTGCCAATGTCTATAACTTCTCAACCGTCAATGCAGGAACTATAACTATTGAACGGCCACATTTGCTCACATCAACACTTAACAACCAAGACGATGACGACAACGACATAGCCTTGGGTCTGGATTGGTACGGCAAGTATAACGCAACCTTTGAAGCACGCTTCAGGAATAATGACGTTGTCAATACCGCAATCAATCTGGGCTTTGCCGATTTAGAAGGCCAAGCGGCTGACCACATAGCAATGGAAGTTGTCAATGCCAACATAACGGCAACGGCGGCTGATGCTGCGGTGCTATTGATAGATGGCGATGCAGATGCAGTTAATGTTTGTGCTGTAAGTGTATCAGGAGGTACTGTTGGGGCACTCATTGATTCGAACGTGACTGCTGCGC